GCCAGAAGTAAGTATTGGAAAAGAAAGGCCAAGCTTTTAATTTCAAACCAGACAAATTAAAGCCAGAAAAAGACTGACGCTCAAAATCACATCTCTTATCATAACACTGAGCAAGAGTGTTATATTTCTTACCCTTAATTCGACGTCCGTTGGCATAATGACGAACTAACCAATAAAGTCTTTCACCGCGTTGATTAACTGATGTTACAGGCTCATCCCAGTACCATTCATAAAACTCATGATCATCAGCCTGCCTTTTAACTTTAACAGCAGACACATAGCAATTGTGCATACCATAAAGCATAAAAATAAAACCATAACCCACAAGCTGAAGAATAACCCCACCAAGAGGGGAAATTCTAGAAGAATCAACATAGGTTTGCTTCCGCCAACCTAAATTAAAAAACCATAACCTATTATCATGCTTACATAAATCGAAATAATCGTCAGCATAATCGTGGTAAATTTTATCCGTATCTCTTATTACTCGCATAACGGGGTTTGCGAGGATCTCTTCTGTAAAATTAAAAGCACTTGGATTGTTACATAAAGTGCATTCTACAACCGTATCTCTATTTACTTGCATAACGGGGTGTGCAAGGATCCAAACTAAGCTATATATAAATAGCACATCAAAAATTTCGCGCATAAAGCGCCGAGCAACAAACTCAGACATGTTCTTGGAAATATAGGCCATTTTATGTCTTTGAGTTTGGTGGTTTTTTTCCCAGGCCACGCCAGGGCCTACCACTGTTATCTACAAGAGAAAAAGAACTCCGCAATGTAGAAATAAATACTCTGTGATAAGTAGAGAGTTTTGATGTTACAAGTTTTCTTTCTTGGTTCAATGAATCACAGCTCATGATAACTGTCTTTTTAAAGAGTAGCTCTCTTACAGACGTATATTAAATGTATTTGGAGGGAGACTCCCGGTCATGTACCCATTGTAGCATGTGAAATATATACTAACCTACAATACTCATGGTGACTGATTGCAGTCATAGATCGCTTTCGCAGGACATCTACTTACATTAATATCTTGAATTAGTATATAAAACACACCTCAAATACAAAAAATATTATCTATCGGTTTTAACGTTATTAAGACCCAACGTTTGGGTTTTGATTTAATTTAAGATAAAATCATATGGCACAGGGTATTTTGTGGTGATCTCTCGTTCTCAGCATAGCTTCAACGAAGTTGAGATCATAACCACTGGAAATGAATATAGGAGGCCAACCTAATATCATACCAACATTTAAGTTTCTAATTAACTCTGATGATTCGAACTCATGTAATGTTTTTAACAATCTAAAAGACATCAGAGTGGGTGATTAAACACCCCAGCAACAAAACGTACAGTTTGACATTTATCCATTAAAATAATGGAAAAATGGCAAACT